CTCAACAGATATGATGGGATGGGGACAATTTTCTATTTGGATCCTCCATATTATGAGCACGAGCTTTTGTATCGGCGAGATGGAACAGATAAGTTTCTTGATCATCAAGAGATGTCTTTGCGGCTGGCTAAAATAAAAGGAAGGTTCATTTTGAGTTACAACGATTCGGTAGAAATAAGGTCATTGTATAATGGGTTCAAAATTCGGGAAGTTGAGGCAACATACTCTGTAAGTGGATCCAGAACGCGTGAGACAGAGCTGATCATCACTAACTATTAAGATATTAAGATTTCCAGAATAGAGGAAATTAAGAAAGGGCATGATAGGGTTTATAAGAGTGAAGGAGAGAGACATGAAGAGATTAGGAGTATTGCTGTTGATGCTGATGCTGACGTTCAGTGTAATGTTTGCATTGGGCAACAAGAATGTGGAGCCGCCTGGTAGTGGTGATTCTTTGGTGAGCGGAGAGCTGCAGGCGGTAGGGGAAATGCGTCAAGATGGTGCTTCTACCATCAATCGTCAGGATAACGCTTCTACCATTGGGCTTCAGGATGAGGCTGCGGTTGATTGGTTAGGTGCTACGGCGAGCGCCGGTACGGCAGAGACTGGTGGGGAGCCGCCCGGCGGCAAGATAAGCCCTGCAATAGATAACGTTGTAACCGTGACTATAATTCCCCTGTTGGTGCTTGTGATAGGTCTTTTTTGGAAGAGCTTTGACAAGAATAGATTTACAATGTTGCTTTTGCAGCTTTGGGGTTTGATTAAGGATGCGGATAACTTTTTTGCTTTTCCGGATGCGGCACAGAAGAGATTGATAGAGGCCAATGGAATAAATGCGGCAAAAAAGTTGTGGGTAGCGGAGCAGGCAGTGAAGAGCATCAGGCAAGAGGATGTGGCGTATTTGAAGAAGAAGACGGGATCTTTGGGTAATGCAATTGAGCTGGCAATCAATATTTTTAAGACCGGCGCTGGTGCGATCAGCCTGGGCAAAAAGGTGATAAGTGTTTTCAAGTAAATCCCCAGATGGCGGGGCGCAAGCCCCGCATCCCCTTTGAGGGTTATGAGTTATGAGTTATGAGTTAAGAGTTAGCTACGCTTCGCTTCGAGGGAATGCGCTAACGCGCATGATGGGTTATGAGTAAGACTACATCTGCGATGTTAAGAGAGACGGTATTAGCTCCGCGTGAATTGGTTCTAAAGACAGGAAAGGGACCATGGGAGAACACCAACAGGGAGATAGCGCGTCGCGGGATTAGGTGGATAGAGCATCACGTAGAGCGGGACAGCCATTTTATGAGCACCATCGACACCAGGATAAGTGCATTAATTAAAAGCGGCTGGAAAATAGTTCCGGCGGCGAGTGAAAAGAATGGTAAGCTGATCGTGGCAGACCGGGACCTGGAGCTGGCTCGTTTTGTGGAGCATGTACTGGCTGATATGGGGGGCAGTTTTGAAGCGGACGTGATGGCAATGATGACGCACATCAGCCGGGGCTACAGTTTAAGCGAGATCAACTATAAGTATATAGAGCGGGGCAAGCACAGCGGGAAATTGGGGCTGGAATCGATCCGTTACAAGGATCAGGAGTTTTTTGGCTTTACATATGACAAATATGGGCACTATGACATCGTGCAGAATGATCCGGAGTACCGGAAGCTGGACAGACGGAAATTTATTCATTTTATAAACGGATTTAATGATGAGAATCCATACGGAATATCTAATGCTGCCGTTTGCGCGTTTTGGGTGTGGCTGAAGGAGAATGGTGCGCGGTATTGGAGTATTTTCCAGGAGCGTTTTGGTCAGCCGATAGCGATGTTGGAGGTGCCTGACAATCTGGACAAGGCGGCAGACGAACAGGCTGACCGGATAGTGGCGAGTGTGCATGAGTGCACAGCCTTGAAGGTTCCCAAGGGGATGGTGTTAAAGTTTTTGGAGGCCATGCGCACCGGCGAAGCGAATTATCGTGGATTTTTGGAGTTTGCCAACAATGAGATCAGCAAGGTAAACTTGGGATCCACATTGATGGTAGAGACGCAGAAGAACGCGAGTGGCAGCCATGCTTTGGGGAAAGAGCATGCCGAGATGATGAACATCAAACTGAGTTTTGACATCATAAGCAGCATGACAGCGATCAATCAGCAGCTTGTCCGGAGATTGATAGACTACAATTTTAACGACATCGAGAAGTATCCCAAGTTTCAGTGGAACGCGGTGAACAGCGCGGGCTTTATCACCTTCGCGCAGGGGATAGAGGCTTTACAGCGGACAGGGCTGAATATTCCTGCGAGTTGGGCGCACGAGATAAGCGGGATACCGATAGCGGAGAATGGGCAAGAGGTATTGGAACCGAGGCTGGCTGAAGTATTCCCGGTGGGCGGAATCGACAATAAAACAGTGAACAGTGAACGTGGAGCTGTGACCGGGGGAAAAATCGGGAGTGCTACGCAAGTTTATTCAGAGCGTGCTGCGGCGAGCGCAGGGACATTTAACAATGTAGCCGGGCAGGAAGCTAAGACTAATGACGCGGTGGTGCTGCGGGGGACACAGGAACTGGTAAAGCGCTGGCAGAAGTTTGTAGATCTGGTGGCAAGCGAGGGGATGTTTGATTATGAGATGCTGGTGAAGTATGAGGAAAAGGAATTTTCCGGGATATACCACCAGATGCTTATGATTGGCGCGTGCAGGGGGATAGAGACGGCGCAGCGAGAGGCGGCTAATGTAATGTATAATTTACAATGTAGAATGTACAATGCGGGGGCGGCTTCTACGTATGACTATTATTACAAGCCGTTTGACAAGATACTTAAGGAATTTAGGGCAAAGCGTATCCTCAGCAAGAAGGAATTCGATGAGCTGAGTGAAGAGATGAAGCGGAGGGCGTTCACTGTAGCAAGAGCGGATAGTGAGCGCGTATTGAGGAAGATCAAGGCAGAACTGGACGTAGTGATGGCTGGCAGGGGCGCTTTGCCCGACTTTTATGAAGCAGTGGTGGCGCTATTTGCCGGCTGTGGAGTATTGGGAGCGGGAAATCATTTGGAGACTGTGTTGCGCACGAATTTGCAGGTGACATATAATGAAGCGCGGCTGAAGGAGTTTACCGGGCTGGATGAGGGAGAATATCCGTATTTGCGGATAGAGATAGTGGACGATGATGCTACCCGGCAGAGTCACAGAGAATTAGCCGGATATACGAGGCGGAGGGGTGATCCTGTGTGGAACTGGCTAAGGCCTCCGTTTGAGTTTAACTGTCGTTGTACGGTTCGGGTGGTACACGTGAGTGAAGAGGTGGAGGAATCGGACTGGGTTCCTGACAGAAGCAGATATGAATTTTTACGATAGGCGGTAGTGTGTGATGACGGGACATGAAGAAATACTCCTGAAACAGATAATCAACAATCAGGACAAACACGAAGGCAAGCTGGACGACCTGGCTGATGCGGTTCAGGGAGTAAAAGACAATTTGGGCATAACTGAGCAGCGGATAATGGTAAATGTGCGCAAGGAATTTGTGCGGCACGAGGAATTTCCTAAACTTTGGAACGGGCAGATGGCGTGTAAGCAGAAAGAGCGCATGGAGAAGATTGAGAGCGGTACAAAGCTTGCCGGGCACTTAAAGACCTGGGTGGGCTGGGCATTGGCTGTGGCGATGTTTATTGCGAGCCAGGGCGAGAATATTTTAAGGGTGTTTGGGCGATGAATAATGAAGAATTAACAATTAAGGGTTGTGGAGTGCTGCGCGCGTTATTTAGAAAGCGCCAGGATAACGGCTCTACTATCAAGCGTCTGGAAGACGCTTCTACGGTGGGGAGGTAAAGATGGCAGGAAAGTATAAAGTGATAAAGGGCGAGAGCGGCAAGTACCGGATCGAGAGGGTGCCGATCTTCAAGCTGGGAGATATCCGGGGATTTTCCTATGACCGGGGTTGGAGCGAGCGGATGCTTGCCAATATGCAGCGGCGGGCAGAGAGTGGATTTTATCCGCCGGTGATTGTGGGTCACAATGGCTTTGGAAGCGAGCTGAAGGAAAAAGAGGCCATCGGCTTTATGACAAACTTTAGCGTGGAGTACACCGGGGAGGATCCCGATATTCCGATGGGGACGGTTTATTGCGATTTTAGTGACATTGGTGAGGAACGGATGCAGGATATACGGGACATGAAGTATCCGTATCGGAGTGTGGAAGTGTGGAATGACCGGGCTGAGTTTAGCGCGGTTGCGCTATTGGGCGGCACGGAGCCGTATTTCAAGTTTCCGCGTCTGGAGGTATTCAGCGCGGAGGATGGGAAGGCTGTGCACAACTATTCAATTGAGAATGGAGAATTGAGAATTGAGAATGATAAGCGGCAGGATCACGTTTCAAATGGCAAGCGCCAAGATGACGCTTCTGCTATCAAGCAAATTATGGCTGAGATGAAGAGGTTTTTCACGGGGCCTAAAATAGAGGAAAATAACCAAAGAGGAAAAGAGGAAGGTAGAGACATGGATGCTGAGAAATTCAAGGAAACCTATGGCATGAGTCAGGATGAGGCTGCCAAGCTTGCTGCGGAGGCTATGGAAGCGAAGGCGCAGGTAGAGAAGCTGCAACAGGATAAGCGCGCGGCCGAGAAGGCTGCATTTGCGGAGAAGCTGAAAGGCATGGGTGTGGCTCCGGCGGTGATCGAGAAGCTGCAGGCGGCAACAGACAAAGCGGAACATCCTGACCAGGAGATGACGCAGTTCATGGAAATATTGAGTGCAGCCAAAGAGGACAAGCTTTTTGTTCCGGTAGAAGAGACCGGGCAGCACGGTGACAAGGCTGACGCGGTGGATCCGGACGATAGCGAAGCGTTGCATGAAGCAATCATGAGCTATATGGAGAAGCACAAGTGCAGTTATCAGGATGCGGCGTCTGCCGTATTTAAGGAAATAGACAAACAGCGGGAGGGTAGATAGATGGCTAACGCAAAACAGGTATTGGGGCGTTTGACGCTGGTAGCAACTGGAAAGGTTTATAAGGACAGGATAGTAAGCCTGGCCGGAGCTCATACAGCGAACAAGGCGGTCGGGGTGGCAGAGTACACCCGCGAGATAGGAGAGACGGTGACCTTGCAGTGCCAGGGCATCACCAATGTGATTAGTGGTGCTGCGGTTGCTGCCGGGGCATTGTTGACTGCGGACAGTAGCGGCAAGGCTATTGCGGTGAATCCCGCAGCTATTGCCAGTGGCACGGTAGTGGAAGTATTGGGCGTGGCTCTGGATAGTGCGAGCGGCGCGGACTTGGAGATCAGAGCGTTTGTGTCTCCTCATGCAATCTCCGGTCTTTTAGACAGCGGAGCGTTGACTGCCGAGACCATTGAGATTGAGGCCGGCGAGACCATTACAGCCGGGTTGATTATCGGCGCAGACGGCAAGCACACAGCGAACAAGGCTGTGGGTGTAGCGGTGAATGGCGGCGAGGCTGAGGCGGCTATTGCGGTGAAGGTAAAAGGGACTGTAGACATCGTAAGCGGCGCTGCATTTGCGGTGGGCGACTATCTAACGTCTGACGCCAGCGGCAAGGCGGTGAAGTATGATCCCACCAACGTAAACATTGGTACGGTAATAGGCATTGTAGGTGTGGCCATGGAAGCAACTACCGACGCAGATCAGGAAGCCAAGATGTTGATCTGTCCCGGTACTGCGGTTGGCACCAAAGCATTAGGATAATAGGAGGGAAAGATGCCTGATATAAAAAATTTAAAATCGATGGAAAACAGAGTTCTGACGACATTCAGTCAGGGCTGGAACCCGCAGGACATGATCAACCGGATTGTGTGTCCCCCGATTCCGGTAACCAGAAGCCAGGGCGACTATATGGTGGACAAAAACGGGCTGCGCCTGTATGACACAGAGCGCGCACCCAGAACCCGCGCCAAGACCGTGGACTTTGAGCATGGCACATCGAGCTGGTCGACCAAAGACCACTGGCTTAGCGTGCTTTTGGACAAAGACGAGATTGAGGAAGCGCAAGCAACCGGACTGGAAGCTTTGATGAACATCAAGCAGGATGCGGTAAGCCTGGTGATGAATCTTTTGGAGGCCAAGCGCGAAAAGGCAGTTGCTGACAGAGTAATGGGCACAAGCTATTATCACAATGACTTTCAGAAAGACATTGCATCCACACCATGGAATGACCAAACAAATGGCGACCCGATTGCTGACATTATGGAAGCGGTCAAGGCTGTGCGCAGCGTTGGAGCAGTAGCGAATGCCCTGGTAATGAGTGGGGCAGTGTATGATGCGTTGTGCGTACACCCTGCAATGCTGGATTATTTCAAAATGCAGATGGGGCGTTTGACGGATGCTCAGATTTTGAGCATGTTCCGTGGAGTAACCCGGATTGTGATCGGAGACGCTACCTATAATTCCGGGACAGAGGACGCAGCTGTGTTGACCCCTTATTGGGGAGATCACTGTGCTGTGGTGCCGATCAACAGCCTGCAGGAGCTGAAACAGGGACGCAAGGCTCACACTGTGGTGTTTGACCGTCTCAATGCCTACAAGAGCCTTGAGCATGACGAGGGCGAGACCGTGCGCATGATTCAGAAGGTTGAATGGGGCATATTGACCATCAACACCCAGCATGGTTATTTGATTGAGAATGCCGTTGCGGAATTAAGCGAAGGCGAATAAGCGATGTATTTGGACCCACAGAAGATAATAGACAGGCTGCCGGGAAGTTATCCTCAGGCGTATAAGGACAGGTATCCGGACGCCGGAGAAGATCAATTGACCGGGATGTGGCTAAGCAAGATAGAGGCGGAGATAGCGCATTATAGCCGGTATATTGACGACAGTGTGGGGCAGCTGTATCCCAGGGCAGGGGTTTATAAGTTTCCTGCCTGGGATGCAGAGAATGCTACACCCGGAGTAATAGGCGAGATCTGTTTTGGTTTGGTGTATTCGAGTTTGCTTGACTACTTTAATCCCGTAAGCAAGGGTAGCGAGAGTGAAGACGAGAGCACCTACCGGAGCAGGGCCGAGGACATGCTTTCGCGAATTCGCAAGGGCGAGATAGCAATAAGTTTGGACAGCGGCGTGGCTCCCAAGGTGGACGTAAGCATAATAACGCGTGAGAACGTTTTTACCGAGCTTGGTTTTCGGAGTTTTGGTAAATGAACACAATGTTATTTGCGCTCAGGCAGATGTTGGATCCGAAGGCGGCTTCCAAAGCCGGGGGCGAGATAAAAAGTTATCTGCATAGCCGGATGGTGAAGCAATTTGTAGATTGCCGGAAGGGTGGAACCGCGAGAGGCGTAAGCTGGCCGTATTTCAAAAATCCGTGGTACACGCGCAAGGATGGTACGGAAGTGCCGATCTGGGGTGGCGTACTGCGGGCTGACGGGAATGGGCTGGTAAGAGGCAAGAGGCGGAGCAAAAATCCTGAGGGCAAGAAGCGATATACTCCAAACAGCGCGATGATGCAGAGTACGGGGATAATGAGGGGAGCCCTGCTGCATGACATGAGGATAAGCGAGCGAGCGATAGAGCTGATAACTCCGGTGGAGTATGCCGTGTATCAGAACGCGATGCGTGAGTTTATGTTTGTGGCGGACAGTGAGGCGGAGCCAATAGCAAGCATGATAGCGCGGAGAATGGGGTAGAGTTATGAGTTGTGTGACCTGCGTGTGCTATTCAGAAGTCGTCAGGATGACTATTCTACTGGCAAGCGCCAGGATGGCGCTTCTACTGGATGGGCTGGATGAATCGATTTGACCAGGTAGAGCAGGCAGTATATGAAATACTGAATGCTGATAGTGAGATAAAGGGTATGGTTCGGATGATTCACAAGCGGTTGAAGGACGTAAGCGGGTATCACGACCGGGTTCCGGCAATTGGGATCAAGTGTGTGGACATAAGTTACGATCCGGAGAGCGGCGAGGAAAGCGGCAGCGGCATTTGTGAGGTGGTAGCAGTGGGAGAATATGACGCTGCTACGGAGCAATGCGAGCGAATAGCCGGAGCGGTTTATGACAAGCTGAAGCATTATGGGGCTGCCGGAAGCGAGCTACAGCAGGATATAAACGGAATAAAGGTAAGCGGAGCGCGCAGCTTGGGTGGAGACATTGAGGGGCGCTTTTATGCGCTGGCGCATGTATTCATAAAGGTTGAGCTGTGAGCTGTGCTATAATTAGCAATCATGAGCTAATGGTTATGAGTGAATGGAGGATATAGTGGCTGAGACAAAGAAAGGAAGCAAGGCTAAGCCTAAAAATAAGGCAAAGGTCGAGAAGGTTAAGCAAGTTGAGAAGGTTGAGGATTCTGCAATCAAAGAGCAGGATGGCGTTTCTACGAAAGTGAAGATGGTGGATGAAACCGCAGTAAAACGTCAGGATGGCGTTTCTACGAAAGTGAAGATGGTGGAAGAGGCTCCTGTGGACCCTTCTGCTGCGGTGGAGATGATCCTGCTGAAGCAGGTGGGATATTTACCAATGGGCAGTGCCATAGTGGTGATGCCAGATAAAGTGGATGAATACATAACAAGCGGAAAGGCTAAGCGGAGGAACTGATAATGGCTTTAGTAAAACCGACAAAATCGATAACTATCAATGATTTCAAGAACATCTTGAAATGCAAGATGCACGCGTATCTGGCATATGGAACCCTGGCTGACGCGGAAATTCCCACTACCCTGGCCGCGTTGGGCACTCTGCAGAGCTCATACTTTAGTCCCCTGGGAGATCTGGCAAAGGATCCGATTGAATATGGCTGGGCGCGCGAGACGGAAGAGTTGCATGCAGGGAAAAAGCGCGGGCTGCTGAACATTGAGGGCAGCATCAAGTGCGCAAACGTGGGCAAGGACATGATAGATCTGCTGGACGAAGCAGAGATGGATGGCGACTGCACGATTCTATTTGTGCCGTTCAAAAACCCGACTTCCCCCAGCGCGCTTAATCCGGCAAAAGCGGTAATTGTGCGCGGGGTGAGCATTGTGGATAACGGTAAGGGCAATGGCAACAACAAATATGGCGAAGTGGTATTGGAATTTAATGCCCAGCCAGATAAGATTGGCGATAGCATCAAGATATTGACGCTCACAGCTTAGGGGGTAAATAATGCCGAGTTTAACTATGCCCACCAATGTGGTGGAGATAGGTGACTATCAGAACATCTTGAAATGCAAGATGCACGCGTATCTGGCATATGGGACGATGGAAGACGGTGAGATCCCGTCAATATTAAAGGAGCTTGAGGCCATCTATAACCCACTTGATAGCGAGCGGTGCGTATTTGTTCCTCTGGGAGATCTGGCAAAGGATCCGATTGAATATGGCTGGGCGCACGAGACGGAAGAGGTTCATGCCGGAAAGCTACGTGGTCTACTGAGCATTGAGGGAAACATAAAGTGCATCAACGTAGGGCAGGACATGATAGATCTGCTGGATGAAGATGGTATGGATGGCGACTGCACCTTGCTGTTGGTTCCATTTGGCAACCCCGGCTGGGAGGAAGTGGGTCCTGATAACCCAGCCTTTGCAGTAATTGTGCGCGGGGTGAGCATTGTGGATAACGGTAAGGGCAATGGCAACGGCAAGTTTGGCGAGGTGGTATTGGAATTTAATGCCCAGCCGGACGAGATTGGCGACAGTATCTTGCTTTTGAAGTATGATGAGGTTGAGCTGGTTTAGTGGCATTGTGGTGGCGGTGACATCTCGCCGCCGCTCTTTGTGTGGAATAAAGAAGCAATGATGGTGGAGTGCTGCGCGAGTTATTTAGAAAGCGCCAGGATGGCGCTTCTACGGGAAGAGGATAAGAGGAAAAGAGGAATATAAGAAATGAAGAAATATGACAATGATTATAGCGAGAGCTTCAGAAAATTCAGCGTAAAGACTACTATGCGGGTGCTGTTGCGTTTGCGTGTGATATTGAAGGCTGTTGGGCTGGATGCGGTACTTACCACCGGGAAGGTGCAGAGTAAGCAATTGATAGCTGGAATAGTAGCCGCGCTGGAAGATGGCGGGGTACTGAACGAGTTTTGCCAGGTGGTGACAGGCAAAGATGATCACGACTTTATGGATGAAGAGGCCGGGGTGGTGATGTGGGTAATGTATGATTTTTTCGGCGCTTTGTACTGGCAAATGCCTCAGTCCTGGCGGGAAGGCATAACGAAGTCAGTACAGGAGTTGGTGAAGGTGGGACAAATAGCAATGATGAAGGCGGCTGGTGGAACGATCCAGAAAATTGGGTCGACAGCGAGCGAATGAAGGACCAGGTAGGCGACATGTTGATAGACGTAGATTATGCTTTGGCTAAGATTGGGATTAGTCATCGCGAGATGGAGCTGGCGGATGCTCATTATATGATAAACAAGCATAATGAGATGATAAGTGAAGGGAGAGGGATACAGGAGGACTGATGGGACAGATGAAGA